TTGGTGATTTTGCAGGTTATATACTTACACCAATTGGTCTCTTTCCTGATGTAGTTCGTTTCACTTGCAAATTTATTGGTAAAACTTACCGTTCTCAAGGTCACTTCGACGAAACAAAAATTTCAACAGCATCTCGTTGTGCAGTCGTTAAGAATGAATATCAAAAGAACTTCGGTTGTTACGCTACTGCACAATTTTATTGCAAGCACAACGTTAATTTTACTATGTGTTCTATCTTGTTTGACTTTTTATGTAATGCTGGTGGCATTAAATATTCTGATTTACAGAGTGTCACCATGCCAGTTGTTTCAACATAAATTAACGTTTAGAGAAGGAAAACTCTTTAAAACCATCCTCTCAGGTTTACCAACTTTCCCTTTTATCATCATTTCTTTGGGTTATTTAAACACTCTTCTACCTACGTGTTTATTTTAGTAAATTTTTCACACGCTTACGTATGGAAGCTACACAAAATCCAGTTGATCCAGATTTATTTGGTCAACTTCAAAATGACAATGAAGTGCAGACTCAAACTCGTACGGTTGATCCTGCACGCGCCTTTATTCAGAAGTGTTTACATCCACCTTCTGCTGTACCAGGTTTTCTTGGTATTCCAACTAATGATGCACGCTCACAAGTGCTTCTTGAATGGCGTAATGTTAAAATGCAAAATCAAGTTTATGGCATCGTTGCTGGCATCGTTGCCAATATTACTCCACCACCTGCTGAAATTGCTTTTTTGGTTCCAAATGCACTCGTTAATTTGTGCTTTTCGTTTTATACGAATGATGGTCAAACTTGGAACCAAGATTACAACAACAATGACGTGCAGGACCTTTACAACACGCAAAATTTTCATCAAGACGCTCAAGTCTTTCGTCCTATTTACCGTTCGTTAACGACTTATCTTAACGCTACGATGTTCAACAACACCGGCTTTGTTACTACTTATCAATTTGTACCTTCAATTTTATTTGCCGGTACTCTCGACCAATTTGCTGCTGAAAACCCACGTCATTTTATTGGGTTTATCAAGTCTACGCACAAGCGTAATCGATACGTTCGTGTCGACAAGACTCATCCTTACTTCAAGTTTCCTAAGTACATTCGTACTGAAATTTTTGAAGCTATTGGTGCCAATGCTAATCCTGATGCTGGCTTCAACATTGATCCTAATACGACTATTCAATTACTCAATATGGGTAATGTTGGTAGTCCAGCTGCTAGTTTTTCTGTTCCATCACTCAGTCAAACGTTACAGTCGTCACTACGTTCTTATGGCGGTAAAGCCATGGATGGTACTTTTGCCGTTCAGCGCTTGAACACCATTTCACCTCAGTGGCTCACTTCTGGTAACACGATTGATAGTGATATTACCACCATTCCAGGTTTTATGTATGAATGCTACGTCTTTTTCTTCGACAATGCTGGTGGTAATCATTACATTCCATTGAGCACCAATGTGCCTTTAGGTACTACTGTTGGTAACATCGGTAATTACACTGCTGCCGATGTTCTTTGGTCTAAGGATATGACTTGGAGCTGGGTCCATTATGCTGGCTTAGCTTACAATACCAATCAATCTGCTTCAACCATGCCACAGCTCGTTATTCGCAAGTACTATACTGGTTTTGAAGTCCAACCTTCACCTGCTTCACCTTGGTCTGGTCTTATCAAACTTGGTCCTAAACCTAGTGTTGTCCTTATGCAAGAACTTATGGACAAGTTTTATGATTTAAAAGATGGCATGCCTGCTCGCTATAACTTTATCGGTACCTTACTTAAAGGTGCGGGCAAAATGTTTCTTCGTGGTTTTACTGACCAGGTTGCTGGTCCAAAGGAAGAAAACGTTGCAGAAGCTAAGATTATACGTGAGAACAAGGATCACACACGAAAACTTGACTCACTTGAAAAGAAACTTGATGCACTTACAGTGCGTAACACGAATCGTAACGCTGGTCGTTCCAATCGTGTTCAAAAACAACAACAACCGCGCAATGCTCGTCGTTCGCGTTCTTTACCACCTTTACGTCGTTACACTCCACCTAATGGTGGCTACCGTAATCGTCCGCTTCCACCAATTGTTGTTACACCATCACGCAACTCCATTCGTGGAGGAGGTTTTTCGCGTGGTCGTGGCAACTTTCGCGGTCGTGGACGTGGTCGTGGTCAGCGTGTGTTTTTTAATGGTTAACTACCAAGAATGGTGCCTCACAAAGTTAACTATGGGGTTTTGAGGCTTTCCCCAACAAGAATTATGTGTGCTTAACAACAGAGGTTTATGATTTCCTTCTTTGCACACTCTATTTACTCCCGTAATAACCCAC